ATGAAAAAACCTCTTTTGGCCTTGCTACTTGTCGCATCTCAAAGTGCCTTCGCAGACAAAATCCCAGACTCTATTGAGAATCTCATTGCTGTTTACGATACAAGATCGCACAGCCTGGACAATGGCGAGCTAACCATTAAATACAGCAAACCAAAATTATTGATAGATGCCGCTGAATCACTTTTCAGCGGCATTTGCAATGATTACTTTATGAACAAATGGAAGCCAGAGACGATTAAAAAAATCACTCTGTTAAATGTTTCCCATGACCAAGGTTTTAGGATTAATGGCGGTGGAGTTGAATGTAAAAAAACTGGCTCCATGGAAAACGAAAAGGCACGCGCTTACAGAACCAGTTTGATTGAACCTCTGCAATAAACTTTTGTTACGTTAAAAGTTCATATGCCCCTGCCCGGCGGCAGTGGGGTGCGGCGGGGCATTATCAATAACTCCAGGTGTCATGATGTATCGCACTACGGTTTCATGAGTGATGAAGGTGGTTCCGCAATTAATATTCTGGCACTGACAGTAACGCTCTTTTGTCTGATCCGTTACCCGAAAGCTACTCCGCGTATGCGCCGCGTGGCCGCACTTTGGACAATTCATCATTACATTTATCTCCCGCCCTGCACATTTCAATCACATAATGATACACATAACCTCCATTTTGTGAACCTCATCAGCTCATTTCTAAATCATCAATCTTCACTTCCAGTTCGATGCTGGTCGTAAATCCGCTATCCGGGTTGACCGTGTGCGTTAACGTTGTGATGATCCATTCCGCATCATCAATGGGCTGTTTAAAACCGCTGACCTTAACGGGCATTTCTGTATACAGATCCGCGCGGCCTTCTGCCAGTTGGAGAGAAAATGTCGCCACGCCGCGCTGCAGCCGCTCCCAGTTCATTTTTGCTGCCCGTTCTGCATTACTGCGGTTCGCATAGGTACGGTTCAGAACCAGCACATTCTCATCCGTTCCGACCAGGTAATCCCCCTGCTTTGCTTCCGGCGCTTTGGGTTTTGTCGTCCTCCGGCGTCGCTTCACTTTGGTGGTTTCTTTTTTCTCCGGTTCCCGCGTATGCAGCCAGTGAGCTATAACCCCGGTATACGCCCCCCTGTCCGCCAGGCTGAAGCGATGACTGTCACCGTCCCGACGGGTAATAGTGATGACCGGCAGCGCTTTACCGCTGGCCGTTTTCCCCTGCCCCTGCCGGATAAACAGCAGGTTACTGTCCTTAACCGAAGCAATCGCGCCATACTGCCGCGCCAGCTTCATTAAAAAGCTGGCGTCGCTTTCGTTGGTCTGATCCAGGTGATCCAGCGCCATCGCAGCAACATCATTTCCTATAGCAACTTTAAGGTTGTGCCGTGCGGCAATGTCTTTCACCACATCGCCCACCGTCGTTTTGTGCCAGGACTTCTCACGCCGGACATTCAGCGTTTCCCTGAAATCAGCACTACGGGCACGGATTGTCAGCCTGTCCGGGCTGCCGCTATGCTCTATTTCGTCAACGGTAAACTTACCTTTTGAGTACAGCGGCTCGCCTTTCCATCCCAGCGCCAAAGAAATCACTGCGCCACGACGCGGCATAATTACCAGGCCGTCGGCGTCGTCCAGCTCCAGATCAAGCTGGTCAGCTTCAAATCCGCGGTTGTCGGTCAGTGTCATACCCAGCAGACGTTTATCCAGCGTCTGCGTGGCATCTTTGCCTTCAATCACGATCCGAAAGGCCGGGGTCTTGCTTCCGAGGTTGAGTAAATCAGCCATCTCGCTCACTGCAGCAACCCTCCTACCGTGGATCTGATGTTCCCTACTGCGGCGGCGGCAGAATCCTGCAGACTGCTAAGCTGATCACTCAGACTGCCGAACATTTCAGACAGGGACTCATCCACCCGTTTAAGCCCCAACGAAAACTCTATTTTCCTGGCTTCTCCACTGGCGAAAAATTCTGTTTTCGTCTGGTTAAGGCTCTCAATCACATACATGCCGTAGATAGTCCCACCACCCTCGATCAGCGGCCACGCCTTCCCCTGCTCTGCCATCAGCTCCAGCGCCAGCAACGACAACCGGCCGCCGGTCACTTCCGGCATGAGGACGCCGGAGAGCGTCAGCTGATCGTTATCTGGCCCCAAAAATTGCGTTGTCGGACGGCGATTAACGCGGTTGTTGGTCACATGGCGCCAGTTCCGCTGATACTGCAGTTGCTGATAGGGAACCGTGCGCAGCTGAAACACAAACAAGCCCAGGACCATCATCATGAATCGTACCCCCCTTGATCACTGAAATTGCTGCGGGCCTTCGCCTTCATGCGTCGCTCGCGCGCATCAAGCTGCCGTGCAACTTCCTGCGCAATATCCTGCGCGCTCTGACCGGGCAGAGCCTGGATAATAATTTGCGCATGGGTTTCAAACTGGAATACAGGCTGGCTGCCTGCTGGCTTATCAGTTACAGGACGGTATGAAGCTGCCGGCAGACTCATGGGATGAAGCGGGGCGGCCTCTGCTAGTATTGCTCCCCCCATCATTCCGGCGACTACGGACGCCAGCGCGGCCGTTCTCCTGCGGCTGGTCACATAGGCCGGACCGTTAATCAGCTCCGGGCCATTCTCGCCAGCAATACCCACCTGTCCACGTGGAATATAGCCACCGCTGTCATACATCCCCGCGAAAAATCCTGGGGTCTTTTTCTGCGGTGAGGCGCCCTGCGAATTATCGCCGCCGGTCATCCAGTCCGGCAGGTAGCTTTTGACCGATGCCAGCTTGCTCTTAAGCGTTTCCCATTTCTCATTGATACCGCTCAGGATGCCGTCAATGATCGCCCCGCCCACCGCTTTAAATTTTGCGGGCAGCGCGGCAACATCACTCAGAATTTCATCCCATTTGCTGCTTATGGTCTGCTTAATCACAGCCCAGGCTACTGATACCCCTGACGTGATGGCATCCCACAGTGCTTTAAACTTCGGCCCCAGCGTTTCCCAGTTCTGCCAGATATAGATGGCTCCCATCGCAATCAGGCCAACTATCGCCAGAATGGGGTTAGCCATCATCAACCGGCCTAACCAGATGACCGCCTGGCCTGCGCCGCCAATTACTCTTGTGACCAGACCAAACGCAGAAGCAAATTTAAACTGGAGAATTCCAGCACTTACCCGCACTATCGCCATAGGTCCCAAAATGGATGCAAGGGCCAGTGACACCACACCCGCTGCGGTAGCTACCACGGCAAATACGGCCGCAATTTTAAATAGCGCCGCCGTCAGTTGCGGATGACTCTTCACAAAACCATCCAGCGCGGACGCCAGATTACCCAGCCAGTCCGCAATATTTTTCAGCACCGGCGCGACGGTTTCACCGATGCTCGCCATGGCGTTGGTAAAGGAGCCGCCAGCGGCTTCCCATTTGTTGCCCAGGGTATTAAGCGATGCATCGACGCGCTCGCGCAGGGTTGCCTGGTTCTCCAGCTTCGCTACTGTTTCACGATAACCATCAATACCTTTTTGGATCATGATATCCAACGCCTGCAGCGTTTCTGAATCATTGCCAAACAGGTCTTTTTTTGTTGCCATCTGCTTCTCGGGAGTAAGTTTGCTCAGCTTACTTAGCTGGACATACATATTTTCCAGCCCACCAAATCCTCCCTTACCATCAGAAAAATTAAACTTAATGCCGCTCCCTTTTAGATCATCATTAACAGCTTTAATTTTCTTTGCATCCAGGGCAGCCTGGAATATTTTCCGATACGCATTCCCAGCAGACTCCCCGGCCATACTTGCCTGGTCGGCCATAACCAGCAGTGGGGCAAAGGTTTTAGCTGCATCTATCCCTTTTTTATTTAGGATACTCATCGCGCTACTAATTTTTGAAAAACCCTGCAGCATATTCCCGGGGTCTACGCCCGCATAAAAACCACGCTGGATAAGATCCATCAGGCTCATCATGTCTTTTTCGGTGGTCTGCGTGGCGTCCTGCAATTTTGCGGCAAACTCTGCCGCCTCCGTCGGCGCCATTTGCAGCTGCACGCCAAGGTAAGCCGCCGACTCACCCAGCCCGCCCAGGATAACCTGCGCTGACATCCCCTGACGGCGTAACATGGTCATCATGTTCTGAAAATCTGCCGTGGTACCGGGCAACCGGTCCCCCAGGGCAATCGCCAGCTTGTTCAGCTTCAGGAACTCAGGCGCCACCTTTCCGCCCGGTCCCATCATTGAGCCTGCCAGCTGGTTAGCGGCGTTCTCTGATTCCGAGTAGGCGCGAATGGGCGCCAGCAAGGTCGCGCCCGTTGTCACCCCGGCCGCCATCATCCCGGCCCCGTTCCCCGCCAGGCTGTTACGCACGTCGCGCATCTTGTCAGCTTTGGCCCTGATCGCATTCAGCTTGCGCTGGCGCTCGCCCACGTCCCGCAAGCGCCGCTCCTGCTCTGCCAGCTGCTGGTTATAGCGATCCGTTTCGCGGGTAATTCTGGCCGTTTCACGGGCGCCACCGCCCGCAGAGATGCCAAGGCGGTACAGCTCCGCCCTGGCTGCAGCCATCTGCCGCGTTTCCTGCCCCTGCTTTTGTTCCAGGCGTGATACGGCGCGCCATTGCGCCTCAAGCGCCTGCGTCTGTTTTTTCGTGGGGGATTCGAGCGCTGCCAGCTCGCGCGTCATCATCTGCGCACGCAGCCGCGCCTGGTCCAGCTCGTTGCTGGTCCGGTTCAGGCTCTGTGAGAGTTGATCAAAAGATTTTAACTGGCTCCCCGCGTCGTTAAGCCGTTTAAGCTGATCACGGGTCTGCCAGATGCCGGAGGCCAGCTCCTTCGAGCCAGCCAGCGCATTTTTTAAAGGGCGGGTGAGTTTATCAACCGCATTCAGAACCACCCGCAGGCGCAGGTTTTTATCACTCATCGCTGGCCCCACTACGCATTATCGCTCTGTGCCGCCACTCCAGCACTTCCGTCAGCGGCATAACGTCAGTGACGGACGGCGGCCAGTGAAAGATCGTGGCGATATCCGCCACCAGGTCATCTACCGTCAGGCTGTCGGCAAATCGGCAAGTGCCGACTTCGGCAACAAAAAAAGGACCACCTCGACAGACATCGCGGCCAGGTCTGCCGGGTCGAGGTCCGCCATTTCCTGCGGGGTCAGCGTTGGTGTGGAGATGCGGGGGATCACGGTCATCATAGAGGCCACGTCCATCTCCATCACCGCCTGCAGTCGCGTACCCCGCAGCGCGCCGGATTGCGGCTTACGCAGCACAATTTCCGTAATCGTGGTATCGCCGCGCTTAATCGGGCTATCCAGTTTCACCGTTGCTTCTGTTTTCTCACTCATGCTCTCTTCCTGTTATGGGTTGGCTGGCGCGACCTCGCGCGCCAGGAAAAAATTACAGACCGATGGCGTTACGGTGTTCTTCCATCAGGTCAACACCATCAACAACTTCAATCATGTTGATCGCATCGACCTCATAGAGCACTTCACCGTTAATAGTCAGCTTCGCGTAACAGTTAACGCTGCTGACTTTGGTGGAATTGCTCTCGCCGGTTTTCCACTCGCCGGAATCCACCTCTTTGTGGCGCCCACGGACGACCAGCTCAACGGCCTGAACTTCGCCGGTGTCGTCGCGCTGAATAGACCCGGTAAAGCGCAGCTGCACGCCGTCCACCGTGGCTTTGCCCATCTGTTTAAACAGAAGCGCCTCAGTGCCGCCGATGGTCATTTCCGTATCCAGCGCGCCATCATCCAGCCCCAGATCAATACCGACTGAACCGGGCATACCGCCGCCGCGGTAGTTTTCCAGCTTGCGGGTGAATTTCGGCAGGGTGACGGATTCAGCAATGCCCATCCAGTTGTTACCGGCGTTAAAAATATTCAGGTGTTTTAACTTGCGTGGTAAGGCCATGGGTCCCCCTTATGCGCTTACGCGGGTGGTGAAATCCACCAGGTAACGGTCAGTGATGCGCTGGCGCAGCATCAGGTTTTCCAGTGGAGGCACTGGCGTATAGTCGTAGTCGATCCAGAGTTTCCCGGCTTTCAGCGTGTCTTTGTCATTCACACTGTCATCAATCCAGCAATCACCGCCGATGAGGTAGCCCTGATTTACCAGGCTGCGCATTTTGGCGCGGATACCTTCGATAATGTCGCGAGCCAGCGAAGGGTTAAGCGGCATGTCCACCGCCCACATATGCGCCTCCGCCATGGTGTCTGCCAGCACCTGCGCGGTACGGGTGTAGTTTTCAAACTGGAATAACGGGTCATCGCTGAGGCAGCGGGAACCCCAGAAGCGGAAACCATCCTTGCGGATCAGGGTGGTGACGTCGTTCTGGTTCAGCAGTCCGGCATCGGTTGCCGGGTCCTGCAGATCCCAGAACACATCCGCAGACAAGCCGGTTACGCCGTTGACGCCCACATTAGAAAGGGTTTTATGCCAGCCGGTCTGCTCGTCGATTTTTGCACGCAGACCCATCGCGCGGGCGGTGGCGTAAGCGGTCGCATCCGCCTGCAGCACCGTGTCAAAGTTGATGAAGTCAGGCCAGATCAGCATCCCTTCACGCTGACTGAAGTTGTCACGGTAGGTGATTGCCTCTGCCACGGTTTTACAGCCGTAAGCTGACATATACGCAAAGGCCCGAAGACTCTGCGCCACGCTCAGCAGCTCAGTGGATACGGCCTGCGTATCATGACCCGGTACGCCAAGAATGCGCGGTTTCACACCCAGTTGCGACTGCGCGGAAAGTAGCGCCTTCATTCCGGTTTTCTTACCGTCGGCAGTCACGCCGCCGATAATATTTGAGGTTGTTTCCGCTTCGGTTTCGCCCTGGGCAACGCGCACCACTACGGTGACGGGTTTTGCCTGGTCTGCGATAGCGTCCAGTGAGCGGGCCAGCGTACCGGACTCGCCCGCTTTACCGCTGGCGGTCAGTACATCGGTAAGCAATACCGGCTTATTGAGCGGGAACACAGAGGCATCGGCATCATCGCCGGTGCACACCATGCCCACGATCGCCGTGCTCACCGTCGTGATAGAGCGGGTGCCGTTGTTAACTTCTACAACGCGCACGCCGTGATGGTAGTCTTGCGCCATGGAATAAATCTCCTGTTTAGGGGTTCACCCATGGTATGGAAATCATTCACCGCGCGCCGGGGATGCCCGTTGTACCGTTGTTGATACAACCGCAGGCAGAAAAAAAGCCCCGTTACGGGGCTGATTGGGTCAGTAATTTGACTGGCGATTCAGGCAACGCGGCTCCAGCACATCAGCAGGGTGTGGGCTTCCACCACGCTGAACGATTTACCTTCGCCGAGGTTGGCGGTTTTACCGGTGACGTCATGGTGATGTGGTGGAATATCAATATCATGCTCATGGTCCGGCTCCTCGTCGGTTTCGCCCAGGTTTGCTGGGTTAAAACGCTGGCTGATATCACCGCCAATCTCCCACGGGTTATCCCGGCTCGGCACGCCGCCATGTTTGTGTTTACCGGCGGGTTTTGTGGTCAGCGTTTGCCCTGGCTGTTCGCTGGTCTCGCCAGTGACGCTGATCTGCACGGCAGGTAGGTTATCCTGCTGGAGCGTGACGGTATCGCTGCCGCCGGTCTCGCCGACGTTTTCGCCGCTGGCTTTACCGATACGAATGGTTTTATCTTCCCCGGTATATATCCATTCCGTCCACGGGTAGCGCTCATTAGGGTCAACGTTCTGCGCGTAAAATTTTACGGTGCCAACAGGATTATCCAGCTCCCATGCCTCGCGTATGGCTGATTCTATGGCACGCTTTACCGCAAGGGGGGTTGCGGCTTTATCCTGATTGCTGCTGTCAATATCATTGCTCAGTTGGGTAAAGCCTTTTTCTTCCAGTGTGGCGTCAGGGTGATCGCGCGATCCTGCATGTTCACTTAGCTGCTCATCGGTATAATCTTTAATCTCATTACCGGCGTTAATCACATCCTCCACCGTTGCCAGCACAATGCCCGGGTCAACAACCAGCTCAACGGCTTCGGTGCTGCTGACTGCCAGCCAGATGCGGAGAATGGTAAAACGCCCTGAACCTTCCGCCATAGCGGGCTTATAGGTTTCCGGGACATTGGCAACTGCCATGCACACTCCAGCATCATCAAACAGCGCGGCTTCCCGGATAGTAAACCCGCCCACCTCTGGCGGAATAATCATCTCAGCAATGATAATATTTTCAGTATCGGACAACTTCAGGCTATTAAGCTGAGTCCGGAAACGCTCGTTAATCAATGAAGTCTGATTTTCGTCAGGAGTGGTTGCACTATCGCCACCATCGCCTACAGACATTTGTGAGAAAACGACCTTATCTCCACTAACGATTGCAGCGCCAATTTTTTCCCGACCGGCAACCGTAATTAACGATTTAAAGATTTTGCTCATTTTATTTAATCCCATATTACCGGTGGATTATTTGACTTCAATAGTAGAACTGGAGAACCCCGCCAGACCAACTTCATTACCATCCCGCCTCCCTTTCATGGTGTAATTCTCTCCGTCATCTGTTCTGGTCAGGATGGGTGCAGACGTCACGGTTATTTCCACTCCCGGAACAGGGACGATAACGTCCCCCACCTCCAGTTCAATAAATTTTTTAGTAGCCATATCAACCTCAATCAGTGGGCCGGGCGAAGACGCTCAAACGTGACATTCAGGCGACGCGTTCCGGATGGCGGAGCACTGCCGAACGTAATACCGAAATAGGAAGTTCCCCTGGTGTTATCTAAATATCTGACCGTTGTCAGCCAGTCGGGAACAACCGAAACAATTCGGTAATTTGTGTCAGCGACCTCTTCGGGAAGTGAGAGCGTAAACTCAACAGTAGTACCATCACCAGCAAGGTTATAGGTTTGCGTTCTTGAGACGATATATCCCATGCTGTTACCTATCTGGCTGTCTGCGAGGGTTGCAGTGCCGTAATATATTTTGCCGTCTCCACTGCTGTCCTTGAATGTGCATCTCCCAAGCTGGAGCTGACCTATTACGCCTCCGCTGCTCACTGTCCCGGTCGCCGTCGCACCACTGCCGCCACCACCTGCGATAGCAATAGTTGGCGCAGAGGTATAGCCAAAGCCCTTATACAGAACAGATATTTTTGTCACTGCGCCACCGGATACGGTAGCTGTCGCTAAAGCCCCGGAACCGCCGCCACCTGAAATCGTGACCGTTGGCGCAGAGGTATAGCCACTACCCCCGGCAGTAACGGCTATCGACTGGAGCCGGCCGCCGCCGAAAGCGATGTCATGTCCTGCGTTATTCAGGAACGTCACCCCCTCAATATCAGGCGTGGTACAGGCAGGTAGCCCGGAAAGGTCAGACTGAATATCAATCCCGATACCGGTACTCATTTTGTTGGGGTTATTTTTATCCTCGTTATCAACGTAGACTCTTTTAACGCAGTTCATAATCATGCCACCGCGTATTTTGAACACGTTAAAGCCAGAGCAGTAAATACCAGCTCCGCAGCCATCAATTGATGGGTTAATTACCGAGCACATGACAAGGGCGCCAAGGCTGCCAACTCCTGAGCGCCTGCAGTTTCTGGCTGCACAATTAATGATATGGCAATTATTAATTCCATTTTCTCCCATATAGAAGCCATCCTGACACCCAACTGAAGTACAATTACTGAAAGTGCAGTTCTGACAACCATTCATATCCAGACCGTTGTCAACACAGTTTTCGCAGTATGCATAACTTGTCGTGTGGTCCTGCACCTTGCTGTGAGCAATTCCAATAAATCCAGCCCGGTATACTTTGTCGTGCGATGAGCTACAGGCCCGTGTCAGACCTCCACTGTCAGCCCTGAACTTTATGCCGTTGCTTCCGGTATCCCGGATGTCGTTACGTTCTGACTCATGATTAATGCAGTTTGTGATGTACTGACCTGCTGCTGTTTCTACCGCCCCACCAGTGATATCTCGTATGGTTGACCTTCTGCAGAAGGTATCTTCGCAGTTTTCAAAATACGCGCCGTAGCTGTTGAAATCGCGAATATCAACGCCATCGACACCAGCCCCCGTTACCCCAACTGCGCTGATACAGCGCCGTATCGATGACTGATTCGCGGAGTTACCCCTCAGGCGACCTTTTTTATTATTTCCCTTGATTACCGAGCCGGAGGATAAAATAAACATGGACGCCGGTGCGTTATCCGGGTGAGTTACCGTTACGTAGTCGCAAATTCTTACAGTCACACCCTCAGGTACAACTGCTGTCGTCAGAACACAGCTCACATCGACAATTACAACGCCAGTAGTTTCAAGTGATTTAGAAAATGCCTTTGCAAATGCTTCCGTAGCATCAGCACTTTTTTTGACTTTGTAATCAGAGATTCTCGGAGAAGAATTATCAATATATTTCTGTACCGAAATATCAAGTGTTGTGTTGGAAATGCCAGCCCCCATGCCTGGCTCGCTTGAACCCAAATCCTTGCGGATAACAGCATCTGATGTATAGGCCCAACGACCAGCACCAACCCCGCCTGTTCCCTGCGGTGTGCTACCGGCTAAAACCGTTTTCGGAAACTCACCCGTCCATACAAGGCGGTATGCGCCATACAGTATCTCTTCACGGGGCGATTCCAGCGTGGCGCCTTCTGCAAAAGTCTTTACCGCACTGACCTTTTCAGCAACCAGTTCGCCTGCCTTATCGACCTTACCCTTAAGGTATCTTGTCCGGTTGGCCAGGGCTTTCAAAGGCCGGTTGGCGACGCCGTCCAGGCCTCCGGAAACGCGCTCGCTTCGGGAAATAAGCTCAATCTCTTCTTCCCACAATGAGGATTCTGGAATTCTGGCCATAGTCTTACCCGTAGTTAAAATTGCCGTCGTGGAAAATCACGCCGTTGTAAATAATATTGTCTGCGGCTTCATACCCGGCAGGATAAATACTAATAATGTCGCCACTACACAGCGTTGAACCGACATGAATATTTCCGTGCACTTTTGTGGATATATTGAATTGCGCCATGTGACGACTAACCGGCTTTGTGTCGTTAATCAACCGTGTTAACTCATCCAGAATTCTGGTGGTTATCCCAATATCGTTAATATCGACCTCAAGCCGAAATGTCCCCGCCGGGTCTGCAACATGCCACCATTCCTCGATAGACATGGAGTAACCCATTTTTTCAACTACGTGGCGGATTGCAGCTATTGTCCCCTTCCGCTGATGTAGCCGGAATGACTCACTGATAACCGTTCGCTTTTCCAGCTCACTCCAGCTTTCATCCCAGCCATCAACAGAAAATGCCCACGCCAGATACGGCAGGAAACTTGCCGGACATTTCCACGGGTTCCACAAATCGCGCAGCGGTACATTTAAATCACTGATGCCAGAACAGGCCTGCGCCAGCCTGCGCTCCAGCGCCGACGATCCCGGTGGTAACAAACTGCTACTCATCATATCCACCAATTTCTGCGTTAAAGTCGGTACAAAATGACGCCTGGGTTTTATCTAACACCATGTCCGCCAGGGGCTTCATCAGCTCGACGCGCTGCACGCCCTGTACATGCAATGCGGCATAAATCGCGGATAGCCTGACATCACGCCCCAGACGTCGCTGTTCATTGATGTATGCTGTGCCCTGAGCTTTCGCGGCCGCCAGAATGGGTTCATTTGCCGGACCTGGATAGACATAAAGAACCGCATCAATTTCATAGGGGACAATCTCAGCAGATCGGACACTCACCCGATCCGCCACCGGCCTCACAGCCTCATCATTCAGGGCCTCACCGACGACCTGCAGTAAGTCTTCCGGCGCAGTACCATCGCCGTCGCGGGCCAGAATAGTCACCACGACTTCCGCCGGTGACGGGCTGAACGCCGACACATCGGCTACCCGACCATCCGAGCTAAGCGCGTGATATTCATAGGCACCGACTGGCCCGGCAACGCTCATCCCCTCAAAGGCCGCCGGAATGCGCTGGCGATAATCCGCATCAGATTCCATTACTGCCTCCGTGGGCGGCGTTGTGGTGTCATCTGCAGCTGTAATCACCCGGCGCTGTACGTTGTTATTCGCGCCTAAATTGTCCAGGTCATCCCCGCCGGAATAGGCCACCATCACAGCTTTCGCCGCCTCGTTAATCCGCTGGCGCAGCAGCAGCTCCCGGTACACATTTTCCTGCAGCATTTTCACCACCGGCTCAGACTCAAGCGTTAAGGTGCGGGCCACGGCCTCCTGCTCTTCTGCCGGAAATAACGCGAGAAATTCAGCCTTGCGCTCAGTCAGCAGGGTTTCAAAATCCGGCACATCCACAATTTGCGGCGGCGGCAGCTGGGAAAGGTCAATAACGGCCATTGTCTGCTCCTGTCGATACGGAAAGGGACACGGGCACGCCGTCATTACGCTGGCCTGCCAGCTCAATAACCATTGCGCCATCCATGCTGCTGCTGTTAACCGTGATAGTGTCCAGCTGCAGCCGCGGCTCCCAGCGCCGCAACGCCACATACACCGCAGCCATGATCTGCAGGCGCAGCGCCGGGTTTTGCGGCTGGTCAATGAGCGCTGAAAGCAGGGAACCATACTCCCGGCGCGCAAGCCGGCTCCCTTGCGGGGTCAGCAAAATGTCACGCACCGACTGGCGCAGGTGGTCAGTTTCCGTTATGGCTCTGCCGGTATTGCGGCTCATCCCGATATAGAGCGTCAAAATGGGCCTCCCGTCGTTCCGCCACTGTCGCCAGGGTGTTTATGCTTATCAGCAACGACGCCGTTTGACGTCATCGCGCCGCCGCCGTGGGTCACATCGCCGTTCAGGATCACGTTGCTGTTAATTAGGGTGGTGTCAGCCTCGATCACAAACTCACCGGTTTTGCAGGAGACAACCTGCGAAGACTCAATCATCACGCTTTTCACGCCGCGAATAATCCAGCGCCCGGTGGCGGGGTCGTATTCGAACCAGCCACCATCCTCGTATGCGGTCACGTCCGCACTTTCAGAGTCTGACGGCGGCGGGCAGGCGTTGGAGTAGATGGCCGGAAGCGCAAAGGCTGTTTCCAGATTGCCGCCCAGGCTGAACAGCACCACCTGCTCCCCTGGAGACGGGCACCACCAGGTGCGGGATTTACCGGCGCGGTAGGTCAGCCAGTTAATCCAGTTGGTTTCAAGGTCGCCTGTTTTCACCCGGCACAGCCAGCCGTCCCGGTCCACCTCGGTCACTATGCCGGTGCGGATCAGATTGGTGATGAGGCGCATGATTTCGGTTAATTGGGTATTCATGAGGGCAAGATTGCCACGCGCGGAGTGAGTGAGGCAGCGCGGCGGATTGTGTCGTCCCTGACACAAAATCAGTCAGACAGCCAGCGCAAAAAGGTATCGCGCGTAATGTCCTCCACTTCGTCATTGATGCCGAGTAACCGGCGCTGCGAATACTGAACCTCCGGCCCCCTGCGGCTGACACGGTCACGCAGACCGTAATGATGAACGCGGGCAATACGCTGCACCCTGCCCTCAAATTCGACAATGGCAGAGTCCGGGGTGGCAACAGCTTTCAGGTATTTTGCGGTGCGGAGTCTGGCAAACATTTGCCGACGTATGCGGCCAGTTTTCGTGCGTGCCGTTACCCGCCGTGGTTCGTATGCCGTACCGTCTGGATTACGCTGCATCCTGATATTTTTCTGCTGGCTGCGGCGCAACTGCTGCGCCAGCTCCCGCATCATGCGCTTACGTGCGGCAGGCTCCAGCCCCGCCAGCAGCCCATCTAACCAGGCGTCAACTTCCTGTAGCTCAGCCACGGCGCACCGCCCACATTTCGCCCGGTTCGTCCGGTTCCGGCACAGCTTCAACGCTGGACACGTCACCCTCAGCACTGACGATCACGCGCTCTGTCAGCTGCAGGTTCAGGCTGATATCGCAGATATCATTGCGCAAGATATCGACCTCAAACGTAAACAGCTTTTCACGCAGTTCCGGGTTATGGACAGCATCAGGCTGATTCTCCATCAGCCAGGCCAGCACGGGAGCCATCAGTAATCCCTGATCGCCGCTGAAATCAACGACCACCACGTTAAGGGTATAGCGATACTCCCAGGACAACGACGCTGCGCCGGTCGCCACCACCGATCCGTTATCCACGAATAAATGCAGCTTGTCCGGGTTGTCCCGGACATACGCCACGGCATTATTCAGGGCGAGGCGTAGGGACTGAGGTTTGTTCACTGTTTCGCTCCTGGCAGGAAATTATCGTGTCCACCTTGTCAGCACAGATCGACCAGGCCGCCTCCGCCTCATCCAGCGCCGTCAGTAAATCACCGTTAGTACGTGCCGCTGACTTTTCCAGGCGGCACTGCGTCACCCTGGGACAACCATTCACGGTAAGCTGCACCTCCGGCGAGGGCCGGACGTTCGCGCATCCTGATAATGTCAGGAGGCAAAGGAGTACCAGCCCAGCGGCGCAAATCCTCGTTTTCACGTTTTAACTCCTCAATTCTGCGCTGACGGCTTCGCAGCAGCGCGTTTGTACTTTCTGCCGCCGCGTAAAGCCTTGCCTGTTCCCGGTTATTGGTTTCGGACAGGATGGACAGGGCGATCAACTGGCTGTTCTTTTTTGCCAGTTTTTCGCCTGTCGTTTTCAGATCCCGCCCTTGCTGCTCGATGGTCTGGCTGGCCTCCTTCATCCGCCATGACTGCCAGCCAAGCGCCAGCACTACCAGCGCCAGAATTACCGCCAGCGCCTTCGTCATACCGTCACCGGCTCCGCATCAATAATCTGCGCACGCAGAACCTTAAGCGCGACCAGCGTCAGCAGATAAAATACCAGGGTGACAACGTGGCCCGTAAAGGTGAGAAAAATCACAAGCAGTGAACACCTGGCCCATCTGATCACCTGGTTTCCTGGCGTACTGAAAAAGCGCGTCAGCGCCTGCTTTGCCTCTCCCCGATAAGTGCCGCCCGCATACCACCCAGCCATGCAAAGCAGCACCGCTCCCCAGCTCAGCAGGCAGGCTACCCAGGTCAAGGCTGTAACCAGTGCCGGAACAATACTGTTTGGAACAAAGAGACTAAAAATCATCAGCGCCGTGTACAGCACCGAAAATAACCCACCGATCAGTTTCTTTTTCATTTCGTTACGCTCCTTTTAAGCACCAGGACAGCTCCCGCGCGCGTCGGTTGTCCAGCCCCGGATTAAATACGCCTTTGACGTATACCCAGCGCGGCAACTGATAGCAGGCATCGCGCCAGCGCTTCTGATTGATAAACTTCACCATGGTTGAACCGCAGGCATTGCCGGTTCCCACGTTGAAGGCCAGCGATACCAGCGCGTCATAGACGTTCTGCGGCACGCTCACCAGGACACAGCGATCCAGCGCCTTCTCCACCCTTAAAACGTTGGTGATGAAACTCCCGCCGGCCTGCCGTTCCGTGATGGTCTTCCCCGGCACCACGCCGGACGTATTGCCAATGCCATCGGTCCACACCCCCGCATCACACTGATACGGCTGCAGGCGGCAGCCCTCGTAATCGGCTATCAGCTTCAACCCTTCCACTGAGGTATGAAGTTGCTGAAAGCCCGGCAGGGTGGCGGCAATCGCCAGCACCGCCCCTACCAGGCAGCGTTTAACGGTTGAAGGATTCATATTCCCCCTGTGTAATTTTTCCGCCGCGCAGCAGCTGGTAGGTTTTGTGTTTGTAGTACCAGTTGATGGCCAGCATCAGCACGCCAATCAACACACCGCCCACTGTCGACACATCCTTAAGCGATAAATCTCCCATCCATGCCAGCAGTACAGCGATGCAGTACGTGATGAAGGCGCTGATCCGTTCAAGCGTCATATTTCAGTCCCATAACTGGACGGTCTGCACCGTGGAAGTGGTGGCAATATCCGGCAGCTCCACCTGCAGCCCGTGTGGTAAGAACGGGCCGTGCTCAGCCAGCCCCGGATTTGCCTGCAGTACCTGCTCCGTGACGCCCTGCGTGCGTCCGTAATGACGCCAGCAAAGCGCGTCCACCGTGTCACCCTGGTACGCACGCACTTTCATCAGATCAGCTCCACCGTACAGTGAGGCGCATCCTGGACCCGGCTGATTGCCCAGCGAGCATCACGCCACAGATCGCCGCTGGCCTCCGCCAGCTCATCCCCCCTTTTCACACCGGAGGCCGTGGCGTCATAGTCCTGGTAACGCTCATTCACCTGCGCACGTGCCCAGCAATAAACGGCGTTGTGGTAGTGGTGAATACGTTCGCTTTTACCGTCCAGCAAGTCCGCCGGTACATCAGCCAGCGTCATAAATCCCAGCGCCTGCTGGCGTTTGCGGAAGTCGTACAGCTCCGCATTGACCTCTGACATCGCAGACCGGATGAGTTGTCCGAGACGGGGTGACGTCACCGTGCCATCCATCCGCATCACGCTGCGAAACTCTGATAAATCAACATCGGGCCAGAACGGCGTATTTTTGATAATTTCCGCCTGTTCCGGCGCCTGCTCAGGCGCAACAAACTTCATGCGGGCTTTCTCCTGAAATAGTGGGCGGTGGACGGGGTTTTGATGTGGCAAAAGCCATTCGCCACCCCGTGCCGCCCGTGCGCGGGGCACGTTCCGTTAACGGCTGTCATTGCGCAATCTGCGCTCCAGCTGCTGTTTTTCTTTTTTGACGCCACAGCGTGGATCAAGCTGCAGCGCATGATTGATGTGATTCAGGGCGGAGGCTGGGCTGGTTTCGGTCAGTACAGCGCCAATCGCTTTATGCAGGCGTGCCCGTGACTGGTCTGGCATATCCTGGCCGTCTGTCAGCTCCAGTGTCTGCAGTAACAACCCGGCATCGAAAGATTCACCTGCCAGCAGGGCGGCCTGCGCAGCGTCTGCCATTTCCTCTGCCAGCACTGTCTGGACGTTACGGTTTCCGATGGGCATCACCCATCCGTGCCGCAGCGCATGACGCCCTGCATCGAGCGCACCGGCATAATCACCGGCATCGATACGCCAGAGCATTACAAACATCACCACGTCATCCTGCCGGGCACCATCAGCAGCCAGCACCCCCTCCACCCAGGCGGAATAACGGGGCAGCAGTTCCACTTTGATTTGGGCTTTCTTCACAGTGGACTGGATACCTTTCAGGCGGCGGCGATCCTCCGCCAGCTGCATCAGCATCAGGTCATACCCCGTCGCGTGGCGAACATTGCCGCCCTGCCGGGCGGCCTGTTCAGCCTGGACGCGCAGGCGGTGCTGCCGTGCGGGACTCAGGCTCATGCGTTATGCCCCCTCGCCTTCCGGTACAGCTGGCGCGCTGAAATCCCCCATCTGGATGTTTTCGACCAGCGCCGCGCAGCGGTAATCCTCAACCACATACGCTTCATTGACGGACTCGAAATTCTCGACCCGGTCACGTTTCGGGTTATCGATAACAGAACGACGGCGGGTATCTTCCTGCCAGTAAATGGACAGGTTATCCAGGCGGGTGATCAGCAGTGCATTCGCCGGGAAATACGGCGCGCGTACAGCCTGCAGGCCACCCATGCGTTTCTGGCTGATAATCAGATCAGCGGCCAGCTTCTCCGTGTTCTCCTGGTCTTTGTTAACCAGCGGGAAATACTTGTCAGACAGCAGCTCACGGCCACAGACCACCACCAGATCATCATCATCCTGATACACCGGGTCGATCAGCTCGTTGACCGCATCCATCACCACGGCATCCAGGTTGGCATAATCGCCACCCTTACCAACCTTCACGGCGCCTTTGGTGGTCACGCCGTCTTTGGTTTCGCTGCCCATGACATGATCCGGCGCATCTTCGCGGATTTTTTGCAGCCAGCCCTTATTTACGTCCTGCAGCATCGGGTTGGCGTCGCGGTCAGAGGTTTTGGCACGCTTCACGCCGTTGAACCCGATCATGATGCGGTCCAGAGCCTGGCGCTTCACGATGGCGTTACGGATCCGTACCTGGAAATCCTGGAATTTTGCCCACAGGTCCAGCTTTGCGTAGGTCAGCACCGTATCAAAGTTGGTCTGCTCGCATTTGTATTCCACGTCCGCCATCACTGTCGGGTCAGTTGGTTCGCGCTCTTTGGTGGTGGTATCCGTGGTACCGGCAATCGTGCTACCGACACCCAGACCCAGCAACTGGCCTGACTGCTCATCCACCGGGGTGATGTTAATCAGTGTCAGAAAGGCAGCGGACTGCTGGATCTGGTCTTCCAGCGTCTGCTGTACCGACGGCTCAACGGTGAATTTGCTGGAAAGTTCTTCCACCTCCACGTTGTTCAGGCGTGCCAGCTGCTGCAGGTAGGCGTTAAAGGCAAAACGGGTTTTCTTTTTCATTGGTTCTTATGCTCCATCAGCAATTGGTCAGTGTGCCTGCCGGTGCGTCTCCGCCCGGCGCGCGCTGGCGATAATCTATGCGGCTGTCTTCCTGGCTCAGCCGCTGCTCCAGTTCAGCAAAAGCGGTCTGCTGTTCCTGCAGGGAGGCTTCCAGCTCAGCAATGCGCGCATCCTGCGCAGACAGGGAGTGATCAGTGCGTTCGCTCAGGTTTTGCTGTTCAGTAGCAATCAGCTCCACCGCGCGATGTACGTCAGAAAAACGCGCGTCATCGTGCTGTTCTTTTTTGGTGAACATCGCGGCAACGCGGGCAAAGAGGGAAGGTTTATCGTCCTGAACTTCTTCCCACTCGATCAGCGTTTCTTCGGCGGCGGTAAAGAGGTTTTCAGGGTTTTGCTTGCGGCCTGCCAGGGGGTTACTTCTGGCGCTGGCGCTAAACTGCAGCATTTCAGTACCGAGGCTTGCGGGATCATCCGTCGCCGCCAGGCCAACCAGGTAGGCTTTGCCGGTATCGGCAAAACTGGTATTGACTTCCATCGAGGTAAACAGCTTTTGCAGATTACGGGTATACGCCACCAGGTCCTCTGACGGGGTGATCCACGCATACAGGGCCAGCTTCCCTTTCAGCGGGCCGTCTGCAATCTCCTCTGCCTCCAGCTTATCCACGGTTCCGAAACGGCGGAAAGGGCTGTCAGGGGTGTAACCCTTGATGTGCTCCAGATTAATCAAAGCGGTATACACCTGCGGGTCATAGCTCGCCGCCATCTGTTCCAGCCAGGCACGCTCAATATTGCGCCCGTCTGTCGTTGCCCCTTCCACACCGATGCGGAAGCGCTTTGCTTTTACAGCCATGTGACCGACTCCATCAAATAACTCTGTGAGGCCTTATGGTTGCTGCGATGGAGGGGGTGAAACAACGCGCGGACCTTGTGCGGTAAACCATACAAAGGCCAGCCGGGGAAAGGCGCCAGGCAAGGCCGTATGTTTGTGCCATGGAAACGATGACCCCCTCAGACCTCGATCCCCGCAGGCAGGCATTACTGCTGTATTTTCAGGGATACCGCGTAGCCCGCATTGCTGAAATGCTGGGCGAAAAAGTTGCAACCGTTCATAGCTGGAAAAAGCGCGACAAGTGGGGCGAATACGGCCCACTCGATCAGATGCAGCTCACCACTGCCGCCCGCTATTGCCAGCTCATCATGAAGGAGCACAAGGAAGGGAAAGACTTTAAAGAAATAGACCTGCTGGCGCGCCAGTCCGAGCGCCACGCCCGCATCGGTAAATTTAACAACGGCGGTAATGAGGCGGACCTTAACCCCAACGTGCAAAACCGCAACCGCGGCCCCCGCAAACAACCTGAAAAAAACCAGTTCAGCGACGAACAGATCGAAAAGCTGGAAGAAATTTTCCGCAACGGAATGTTTGAATATCAGCGCCACTGGTGGGAAGCAGGAATTAAGCACCGCATCCGCAACGTGCTTAAATCGCGCCAGATCGGCGCTACGTATTATTTCGCGCGTGAAGCGCTGATGGACGCCCTTATGACAGGGCGAAACCAGATTTTCCTGTCAGCCAGTAAAGCCCAGGCACATGTTTTTAAGCAGTACATCATCGAGTTTGCCAAAGAAGTCGACGTGGAATTAAAAGGCGATCCCATGGTGCTGCCAAACGGCGCCACGCTGTATTTTCTCGGGACCAACGCCCGTACCGCGCAGAGCTACCACGGCAACCTGTATCTTGATGAGTATTTCTGGATCCCGAAATTTCAGGAGCTACGTAAAGTCGCCTCCGGCATGGCGCTGCACAAGAAATGGCGCCAGACCTATTTCTCAACGCCTTCCAGCCTGACGCACAGCGCTTACCCGTTCTGGTCCGGCGCCCTGTTCAATCGCGGGCGGGCAAAAGCTGATCGCGTTGATATCGACCTGACCCACTCAGCCCTTGCTGCCGGTCTGCTTTGCGCTGACGGTCAGTTCAGACAGATCGTGACGGTGGAGGACGCCGTGCGCGGTGGCTGCAACCTATTCGACCTCGACCAGCTGCGCCTGGAGTACAGCCCCGACGAGTACCAGAACCTGCTGATGTGTGAGTTCATCGACGATCTCGCCTCCGTTTTCCCACTGGCTGACCTGCAGGCCTGCATGGTGGACAGCTGGGAAGTCTGGGAAGACTTTCAGGCGCTGGCCCTGCGTCCGTTCGGCTGGCGCGAAGTCTGGATCGGCTATGACCCGGCGAAAGGTACCCAGAACGGTGACAGCGCTGGCTGCGTAGTCATTGCCCCACCGACGGTGCCCGGCGGTAAGTTCCGCATCCTTGAGCGTCACCAGTGGCGCGGAATGGACTTCCGCGCCCAGGCAGAGGCCATCCGAAAACTGACGCAGCAGTATAACGTGACCTACATCGGCATTGACTCCACCGGCGTTGGTCACGGTGTTTATGAAAACGTAAAAGGCTTTTTCCCTGCCGTGCGGGAGTTTGTCTATAACCCCAACGTCAAAAACGCCCTGGTGCTCAAGGCATACGACATTATCAGCCACCGCCGTCTGGAGTTTGACGCCGGGCATACCGACATTGCGCAGTCATTTATGGCTATCCGCCGCGCCACCACCGCCAGCGGCAACCGTCCGACCTATGAAGCCAGCCGCAGCGAAGAAGCCAGCCACGCCGATCTGGCCTGGGCAACGATGCACGCGCTATTTAATGAACCGCTGCAGGGCGAAGCCGCCAATACCAGCAACATTGTGGAGATTTTTTAATGACTGAGAATACCGCACAGGATGTGATGCCACCTGACGTACAACCCAATGATGCAGCGACTACCCAGGCGTTCAGTTTTGGCGATCCCATTCCGGTACTGGACCGCCGCGAACTTCTGGACTACGTAGAATGTGTGCAAATGGACCGCTGGTATGAGCCGCCGGTAAGCTTTGACGGGCTGGCGCGGACCTATCGCGCCGCTGTACATCACAGCTCACCGATTGCAGTTAAGCGTGACATTCTCAGCAGTACCTACATCCCCCACCGCCTGCTCAGCCAGCAGGCTTTTGCCCGTTTCGTCCAGGATTATCTTGTGTTCGGTAACGCCTATCTGGAAAAACGGACGAACAGGCTGGGCGGCGTCCTGTCACTGGAGCCATCACTGGCGAAGTACACCCGGCGCGGGATTGACCCTGATACTTACTGGTTCGTGCAGTACGGCATGACCACCCAGCCTTATGAGTTCACCAAAGATAGCATCTTTCACCTGATGGAGCCGGACATTAACCAGGAAATCTACGGGCTTCCCGGCTACCTCTCCGCGATCCCTTCAACACTGCTCAACGAGTCGGCTACGCTGTTTCGCCGTAAGTATTACATCAACGGCAGTCACGCCGGTTTCATCATGTACATGACAGACGCAGCACAGAATCAGGAGGACGTGAACAACATCCGCCAGGCCATGAAAAGCGCCAAAGGGCCGGGCAACTTCCGCAACCTGTTTATGTATTCACCCAACGGTAAAAAGGACGGCATCCAGATCATCCCACTGTCAGAAGTAGCGGCAAAGGATGAGTTTCTGAACATTAAGAACGTGAGCCGCGATGACATGATGGCAGCACACCGCGTACCTCCGCAGATGATGGGCATAATTCCCAACAACACCGGCGGTTTTGGTGATGTTGAAAAAGCGGCGCGGGTTTTCGTACGCAATGAATTGATGCCTCTTCAAAAACGTCTACAAGAACTGAATGATTGGCTTGGTGAAGAAGTGATGCGTTTTGAGCCATATGATCTAGAAATTAAAGCTGAATAAAAAAAGCCACCGAGAAGGTGGCTTTTTTTTATTATTCAATATCTTCGAACTCATCCTGCAGAATCAACGAGGACTTACACTCTGGGTTTAGGGTTCCAGATAACTTGCATAGCAAACGATAATTATGTGGAGCATCATCACTAATCTTTTCAACTGCTAATTTGACCGATTTCGAATCGTTCAACAGCATTTTCTTGATGTCGTTACTCAGATATCTTGGACAGTAGCCAACAATTTCTGCTGGCTTATCAGCGCGAACAACAACAGCATCATCGTCGTATTCGTTTTGAAGATCCAAACAAAGCCGCAAAGTCTGACCTGGCTTAAGCTCTGACACTCGATCATTAGCCATAGAGTTCAAATAGCTTAATCCATGCAAAAAGAAGAAATGCTCAAACTTACCGTTTGAATCGACTTCAATTTTTTTGAAAATTTGCAGTTGATCAGTGCTTCGCAATCCGCCAGAACGAGCCAAGATATCAATCGGTTTCACGCTATCATCTTCAAAACCAAGCCACTTAATGAAACGCGGGAACTCCGGGCGTCTTGGTGATAAAAGCCTGTTTTTAAAGAGAGGGAACAACTCCTCCGACACATATGTTTCATGGACATCATTCATGCCGCTGAATTTGGTAAATTTGGGGGACTTAAGAGCACCTTTGGTGTACTTGAATACATACCCCGAGTTGCGCTCTTGCAAATTGCCGACGACATGCCAGTCTCGGGTATCTGGTGCCTGCCATGCGACATAAACGGAGTTTGTGTTAGTCATTCTAATAGCCTTCTACGATTTTCCAGTACCATGAGTGTTGCAAATTTGCGTGCGCTATCGGAGATACACGATGACGGCACCTGATTAAACACATCCGTAATGGAATCTTCTGTTAAAGCTCTCAGCTTACCCAGCCAATGGTTGCTAGCTGTAAGTCTACCCTCAACAGCATGCTGAAATGCTTCAACTGTAAACAACGGTTTTTTATCGGTTTTTGCTTTGAAAAGCTCTGAACGAGCTTTACTTACAAAGCATGGAATTTGGCGATTTTTATCTTTGGTCGTAAGTCTTTCATCACGTTCATCATCTAACATCTCCCTTCCCAAACTGGCAGCATGATCGTACGTTGGACATAAAAACTGCTCACCAGTTTCATTATTGAGCATAATCGCCCAATTTTCATGATGGCGGTCTTGGTTGCTGATTAAAGCATCAAGCATCAAGTATCCACAGAACACATCAGCTGCATTCAATCCATCAAGCACATAGGAACTTGGGGGCGGCTGGATTGACTCTTTATCAAGGCAACCTAAAACCCTTGTTACAGTATGCTCTCGAACCCTTACAGGCTTTTCCCCGGGCTGAAGAGGTTGAGGATAATCTGCCGTTGAGCTGTGTAAGACCTCATTCCCCATGACCATTCGAAAACCAACTGGGATGAGGTTCTGGCAAACCACACCGAATCTATCATTGCACTTAGCTAAATCATAGCTTGCATGCGGAATGTTCAAAAGATGGCACAGCTCTGCAGCGCATTTTTCAGACCAATGCTCACCTGTTCCGGGCCTAGAGTACTTGAACAACTGTAAATTTACAGTGTCATGAGAGTAATAAAACCAAAACTTTTCTTTGGTTCCTAACTGCTCTAGATCGTTAGCAACTGGGCTAAGCACTACCAACTGGTAAGGCATATGACGTCCCTGTTTGGCTTAAAACAATTTCATTGAACCTATTTTAACCAAACAACGTCAAAAACCCTAAAGGTTAATAGATGTTAGAACAATACTGTATACATGTCCAGTAAGGTAACCTTTTCATAGCATTTTTAGCTTGAACGCGCGCTCGTATCCCCGCCACGCCTGCCCGCTTTGTGTAGTGGTTTTCATGCACCTGCATGAGATATGAAAAAGCCCGCCAGAACTGGCGGGCCGGAGCTAAAACGATCCTCAAACGATCATGCAGATTCATGCGGCATAGTCATGCACTCGCTTTTTTTCAGGTTAGCCTGAAATCCTCGTCAAAATCCATAAAGTTTTCAGCTACTCGCGATGAAAGGATGATGTACTTAATCCCCTCATCCAAGGGAACTGGGCGATCAAGTTCAAGCATAAAAACACCATCATAGGTTTTACCCAGCCAGAACCCGCCGCCGCAAGATTTTGGCCGCTGAAAAAGCACCCAACCACCCGGAACAAACTTCGGCAGCGGCTCATAGCGATAAATAACCTGATAATTACTGTCTTTAGACCCCATAGCCTAACGCCTCGCCTTGCTCGTTGTTCAACCTTGCAGGCGGTAAAAACCAGTTTTATCGCCTGCAACGTTTTGTTAATGCAACCAGCTGTCGTCTTCCCAGACCTGCTGCATAATTTCCATTACGCGCTGCTTATCCTCATCAAGTTTTAAGCCGGTCAACTCGATACCGTTGGCACTGCCTTTGCGAATGCGGATCGCCGTCTTGGGATATAAAGGGGTCAGGTTGCGGTAAAGCTCGGTTTCGAGTGCTTCCAGTGTCGCCTGGCTAATTTTCTGCTCTTTATCAATCATTATTTCGACACGCATGGAGATCATCCCCCTAACTGGAAACATCCATTGACCGGCTGTATTCATGGCTACGAATTTTCGCCATTAATTCATCAGTCAGCTCAGAAACCCACTGGATAGCAAGTCGCTTCTCTTCATCGCTGCACTCACTAGCCGCTACAAGCTTGATAAAAAAATCAATACGCTGGAGTTTTAACGACTCCAAAAGATAGTCCTGCATTTCCCCTCCTATCCTCACTACGGGATATCCGTTGCCATATATCCTCAAAGGGATATTGCCATACTGTATATACATCCACTGGGTATCCATACAGTATAATATGATTTTCTCGATGTAAAATAGTTTTTATCATTCAATCAGATGTGTCCGATGTAGGATGATAAAGCAGAAAATGCGCCCCCCCCTTCATCGGTACCACTGGCGCCATTTATCATCTTCCTGCAGCCTTTGGTTCCGGTAAAAGACACGCAGACCGGCACCGGATGGAATACTGCCACCGCGCAGAAGCAGATCGATCTCCGCCTCCGAACCATCAAAGCCTCTCGATATAAGTTCATACTCCAGCTGCCGGCGCTGCTGATTATCCACATCCTGCCTGTACCCTTTCCGGCGCTTAGGCTTAACCATGCGAAGCCGTGCGTTTAGCTCCCTCAGCTCCTTTTTGCTCATGCTATGGAGATACTCCTGCAGCTCCCGCTCATCCATACCCGCAATATCCGGTAAATCATGCCCGCTTACGGCCCCGTTTTCGTTCATTTTTTCCACAGGGGGACAGTTATTGCCACGAGTCCAAGGGGCGCAAGCGCCCTGGTCGGCTGGCGCCTCCTGAACGTCAACGGCCTTACGAACCATTTTCCACTTCATCGCATGCGTGCAAATCCGGCCCTCAATAATCGGGGACCAGATGCCATAAATACGGATGCCGTGATCGCCATAGGCTGATGGCTCGTCATTGAGTTCATAAGCCGTGCGGACCAGGTGATGTTTACGCGGAACCAGTACGCCGCCCTGTTTCATGATGTAGGTGGCAAAACACCCGGCATCGGCTGCCGCCAGCACGGCATCCAGACGCGGGTTATCCAGTACCGGCGCACCTGCTTTTTTATCGGCCTGCTGTCGCGCGGCCTGGCCTGCCAGCAAACGCAGCTCGCGATAAGCCTGGCGGCCCGGTATACCGAAAAAGCGGAATTGCTGGACGCGATGCAGCGAAGCCCAGGCATTGACATGTTCGGCATTGTCCCGCAGTGATCTGCCGGTTTCTTTGCTGATTTCATTACCCAGGCCGCGGCCGTCGATGTTCTTACTGATGTACTTCGCGATGTAGCTGGTAGGCGTCCCCTTGCGCGGGTTGATCAGCTCAGATTTAAAGCGCGGGCCGGTATTATTTCCCAGCTCCTCGCGGTCCTCACGGATGGCAAATTTACGCAGCAGCGCAGTGATGGACTTGCGGTCTTTTTTGCGCATGAAGCAAAGCAGGTGCCAGTGCACGGTGCCGTCATGGTGTGGCTCAGCAACGCGGACGCCATACCAGCGCAGCCCGGCTTTGTGCATCGCTTTGCGGAAAGCGGCGAACGTATGCACCAGATAGTCACTGCTCTGCCGGACAGTGCCGCTTGTCCACTTCGGATTAGGTCTGCCGTTGTTGAGGGTGGCATGGAAGCGCGACGGGCAGGTGATGGTATAGAACACCGCGCAGTCACCCCTCATTTCCGCGATTAACTCCAGCCCCTTAACGCAGGCCATCATTTCATTACGACGGTGCGCCGGATTGCTGCTACTGGCGTTTACCACGTCTTCCATATCCAGCGTATCGCCATGCTCATTGGTCAGCTCATGCGAGCGGAAGAACTCCAGCGATTTGCGGCGCTGTTCGCGTTTATGGATCACGGCCTCATAGCTGACATACGGGGACGCCTTTTTGTTAACCAGGCAGACGGCGCGCAGCTGTTCTTCCCGCCATTCACACCGCATCTGCCACAGCTTGCGATACCACCAGTCAGCACAGAGCATACGGGCAAGCGAACCCGGAATAAGTTCGTATGGTACCGGGTTACGGCGGTGCTTTTTACGGCGCAGCCGCTCGAAGGCAGGCGGGATAACATCAAGGCGCATGGCCTCAGCGGCCACCCTTTCCCATGACCGGCGGATCTCTTCCGGCGTAACGTCTTCATCCGCAAGCAGCTCACCGCAGGCAGCATCCAGACACATGCTCATGTGTGCCGCCACCAGGGTAGATAACCGCTTAACCTGATCCTGGTTCATTTCCGGCAGAACCAGCAGGCCCTCCAGCCTGTCGTGGCTCGCCATAAACCGGAATGACGCAGAAACCTGGCTTGCACGCACGCGCTCCAGGCGTTCAAGGCACGGCCTGATGGTTTCACGCAGGTAGCGGGAATATGCCTTCGGCTTGCCCAGGCCCTCGAAATATTTAATGCGCTCAAGCAGTGGCTTGCTGATATGTGATGGTTCAGCGCTTACGTCTGCCAGAATCACCAGATCGGGATTAAACCGCTGCTGCTCGCGGGCCATTTTGGCATGGCTAATCAGCCGGTCCTGCTCCATTTCACGCTGAACAGGATCACGGGCTTCATTGTAGAAATAGCGTTCCCAGACCTCATCGCTCATCGCCTCACGGCGCAGCTGCTCCTGCTCGTTGTCGCTGGCGTAGAGAGCGATCAGGTTTGAAAGCGCTGACACCGGCGCAACTTCCGCCGGGTCCAGATATGGGTTAATCGCCTTTTTAGGTATATTCCAGGCAAAAGCAGCGGCGGAATCTTCTGCTCCGCCGTGCTTTTCAACTTCGTGATGACTCACGCGCGCACCTCATGCACGACAGAGCAATCAGGTCCGCCAGCTAGATCAAAGCCAGCCCATACTCCCGGCTTCAGTACAGCAATAAGTTCGTCAGCACTTTTTCCTTCGCCCGCGGCAACGCCGATGCTGCGCTTTACGTTAATGCGGTCATGAGTGAAATTTCGATACAGGGAACGAGTCAGAGAAGTGTCGCTGTTCGAAACAATGACCGGATGGCCTTCTGATGCCCGGCGCTCAAGGATAGACGCCAGATGATACTGATCATCCTCGGTAAATCCGTCAGTGTGGTAAGTGGAAAATGTACCGTCATACGGAGGATCGCAGTAGATAACATCCCCCGACTGCAGCATTGCCAATGTTTCCTCATAGCTGGCGCAAATGAAGGTGGCACGCTTTGCCTTTTCGGCAAATGCTCTGATTTCGCTTTCCGGGAAATAAGGTGCTTTGTAATTACCGTATGGGACGTTGAAATGACCTTTAAGGTTATAACGACATAAGCCACGGTAACCATGACGATTAAGAAAAATAAACATAGCTGAGCGGCAAACAGCGGGCCAATCACGACCATGATTAAACTCTTTTCGAATATCGTAATAGCATTCTGCTGAATTATTTTTAGCAAATAGGTCTTTAGCTATAGATATCAAATGGTCAGCGTCGTCTTTAATGACACTGTATAGATTAATTAAATCAGGATTCACATCAGCAACAAGATAATGAGGATACTCTGTCGCCATCATCACAGCGCATGAACCCGCGAAAGGTTCAACCAGTCGCGGGCCTGCAGGCAGGTGCTTTTTCAGCTCATGCATGACGGCGGTTTTATTGCCCGCCCATTTCAGGATGGTGCTCATACAGCACCCCCATTGTAATGTTTGCCTTTCAGCTCTGCGATTTCCTTACAGGTGACGCAGCACTGCACGCCGGGAAGCGCACGGCGGCGAGCGGGTGGGATTGGCGCATCACATTCGATGCATAAAACGCGGGAAACGCCCGGCGCTTTACTGCGGGCGGTGTGGATGTGCCGCTGGAGTTCTTCTTCAACGCGCTGCTGTACGAGGTCCATAGAATCAGCCATCAGTGGATCTCCTGCGCTTCGTTCTGGATGTTTTCCGCAGCAACGCGCAGCAGCTCCGCCGCCTCAACGTGATTAAGCTGGCGCGATGTGATGTGACACGCCAGGCTATCAAGACGGGCAGCCATTGCCGCAGCACGTGCACGGCGTTCTTCCATGCGGACCTCTGTCAGTATCTGGTTAAGACCTGCATCATCCGGGCCGATTTTGTTGGAACGGGTTTCTATATTTCGCATTGTTGTTTCTCCTGAATTTTGGCAAAAGAATGCCCGGCGGGTTTACGCCATTAATTTCTGTTACTGGTTAACTCGGCATGGTTAGCCGCTTTGGAAATAAGCTCACCACTGCACGAAAATGGTTCATTGCTTTTATCAGCTCCCGCTTTTCGTCAGTCGTCAGCTCATTCATATTGACGTTATGACGATCCGCCGGAATCTTAGCCATAAAGAATATGGCGGCTAAGGCACGCTCATTCTGTTTATGGTTAATATCTCGCTGGTCCCGCATATCGCTAATAAAACGCTCCAGTTCAGGTTCTATATTCAAGCCGAACACTTTCGCCCTAAGCTCTGCAATATGATTCAGGCCATCCAGCCGATGCCCCGGACTTAGTGGAACAGTCGCAGAATCGCCTTCAATAGCCATGGTTTCCCCTGTTTAGTAGTACGCAGTTCAGCCAGCAGCGCATCCTGCGAGCGGCACGGATGCCAGCGCTTGCCATCCTTCCCCATGATCCAACCATGCCCGAAATGAGGTGATGGGCTTTGCTTAACGAGCAGCGATGCGAGTGATGGTTGTTTAGTCAACATAGCCACCTCAGATCAAACCAAACGAGGCACCCAGGCCAGTGACTGTATCAATGGTGCTGGCCATCGCCGGGCTTGCCTGCAGGCGCGCCTGCAACGTCACTGCGGTTAATGCCATCAGTCGAGTAACTGAATTGATGCTATCAACAATCTGGCGGCGCCCTGCCGTTGTGTGCGCTTCGCCGGAAACAGCGCCAGCAGCTACGCGGCCGATTTCTGCCGTGGCTTTCAGTACGTAGTCCGGCATTTTCTCCCGGGCGACTTCGTTTAGCGGTACGCATGGCAGGCAGTGGATTTGCGCAAGGAAACCATCAACCAGCGTTGAATCCTCAGTAAGATCGGTCAGCAGCCAGATTTCCGGCGCGGTCAACTGGTGCGGTTGGTCCGGGTTCAGCTTATTGCGCAGAGTCTGGACATTCATACCTGCACGGGCAGCCAGCTGTGCCATGTTGTGGCGCAGTGCGAATGACCGGCAGGCTTCATCGAAATGTGGATGTTTGGAAATCCTGAAATCAAACATGTTTGTAATCCCTTTTTATCCCAAAATGGAACTATCAGGCTTGCATTGTGACTTCGCAGCCTTGGGCCGCTTCCATAGTCAGCGCAAACATGTTGACTTCAATAAGGCTGTTTACCCCTTCTTTTTTGCGGATAGGAAGGCGGCCCTCACGGATCATTTGGCGGGCATAGCTCAGCTTGTAACCAGTACGGCGGCAAAACTCATCCAGGGTAATGAATGGCTCGGACACCACAAGATTGATGCTAGGACGCATTGATAATTGGCGACTCATGATGCACTATTCCTCGGTTTGAGTGACAAACTCACTATTCGTCACTGTTTAACACTATTCACAACATCTTGAATCGAGATATTAGGATCACAAAACCACCATGTCAACACATAACTTAACGAATAAAGATGACGTCAAGCTGATTCGAGATTTCATATCTCAAAATAGAGGTGGGAAAGAAGTCATTGCTCGCATCCTTGAAGCCTATGGTTTCACTACCCGCATAGCCCTCTGTAAACAGCTTGCCGTCTCGCAAAGCACTATGGCTAACCGATATGCACGCGATACCTTCCCCGCTGACTGGGTGATTGTTTGTCATCTTGAAACAGGAGCATCGTTAACCTGGCTTAGCACGGGGGAAGGAAGCATGTTCCTTGGCAGCAGTGATAAAAATATCACCTATCTAAAACGCATAGACATCACAAATGGGAACATATCTACCCAAAATGATGTGATAGCCGATATTTCGACAATCCCAGAAGGATTGCTTTCCCCGTTCATCCTGAATGCTGACAAAACGACATACCTAGCTGACCGTTACGATGGCGAATTGGTAGATGGCTTCTGGTTCATTGAAATTGATGGGATTGTGAGCGTCCGCGAACTCTATCGTTTTCCCGGCGGACGAGTGCGAGTTGAGAATGGCAAGGCCTCTTTCGAATGCAAAATTGATGACATTAAAATCCTTGGCAAAATAATCACTCGCACAGAGAGCATGTAAGTTATGGCTGTTTCAAAACTACCAAACGGAAAGTGGCAGGCGCAGGTTTTCCCAAACGGCAGGGATGGAAGGCGCATCCGTCGCCAGTTCGCCACCAAAGGGGAGGCTTTAGCATTTGAGCGCCATATAAAAGATCAGGCTCAGGATAAGCCCTGGCTTGGAGAGAAAGCAGACAAACGACGTGTTACCGACCTTGTAGAAACTTGGTTCAACGCTCACGGCGTCACACTATCTGATGGCCTCAAACGTAAGGGCGCGATGGAGTTTGCCTGTTTTGCTATGGGGAATCCTCTTGCCACAGAGTTTAATGCGAAGCTCTTTGCAACTTATCGTGAACAACGCTTAAGCGGGAAAATTACACGCTCTGATCGAGTTAAATCCGTAACCCCTCGCACGGTTAATCTTGAGTTAGCATATTTCCGTGCCATGTTTAACGAGCTTAAAAGACTTGATGACTGGAACGCCCCGAACCCTCTCGAAAACGTCCGTGAATTTAAAATTGACGAGGCGGAATTAGCCTGGCTGACGGTTGAAGAAGTGAAAATGCTGCTGTCGGAATGCGAGAAAAGCAAAGCGGAAGACTTAGTAACAATCGTGAAAATTTGCCTGGCCACAGGCGCACGATGGGGTGAGGCTGAATCATTGACAGGCAAGCAGATCAGCCCTGGTAAAATCACCTACATTAAGACCAAAGGTAAGAAGAACCGCGCTGTTCCGATTAGTGATGAGCTTTACGGGATACTCCCCAAACTGAGGACCTCAAAGCCAGTGTTTACCGGATGCTATTCTGCTTTTAGAGGTGCTATTAAACGTACTGGAATTGATTTGCCAGACGGACAGCTTTCACATGTTCTCCGGCACACATTTGCGAGTCATTTTATGATGCGAGGTGGTAACATCCTTGTGCTGCAGCGCATCCTTGGGCACACAGATATTAAGGTGACAATGCGCTATGCTCACTTTGCCCCAGACCATCTAACTGAAGCAATTAAACTGAACCCATTAACCTTAATAAACAATGCAATTATTTAAATGGATGACGTTATGTATAATACAAAAAAACAATTTAAGGGCGAATGCCCACACTGCGAGAATGTCATTGACTATTATGAACTAAAATTTACACTAGAAAATGACATTGGAGAAATGATCGCTAAATGTAAAAACTGTAATAATATGTTTGGCATTAAATGCAAGAATCCTGCTGAATCCGATATTGTTAGCGGAGCTGATAAAATAGATTACTTAGATTATGAAGGTGAATCACCATCGACATTTGAAAAATTAAAAATATCATTCATCTATAAAGGTGACATATTCAAAAGCAATCCAGAATTTAATTATAAATCTTACAACCTTTATAAATGTCCTCATTGTGAGGATAATTTAGAAAAACTAGCATACGAATGCATGACCAAAGAATATAAAGAGTGGCACCCACAAATTTATCAATATATATCACAAGACATTTCAGGGTATGGATATAACGCAGAAAAATCAATAATAAAAGTTAACTTTTTTTGTTCTTGTGAAAAAAAACATTCTGCATTGTTTTACAAAAAAGCAGATCACTGTGATTGTTCTGCTCAAGACTTTCTACTTGGGAATATAGACAACTGCGTTAATCTTGAGGATAGGATTGATGGAACCATCACCAAATCTGACTTCATAGAATTGATAAAGAAATTAATAATTAGATGGGAGCTTTTATTTGATAAAACTTATCTGATATTCCCTTACGTTGGACATACTAGATCTAAGAGTAACGAACTATTGGACCTATGGGGGGAAATAATATCACAATCCGACACAAAAAAACTTAAAATAATAACTAAAACCCAAACATTAAATTGCTATAAAAATGCAGTATCAGAAGTTTTCCATGATTATTATATCCTAAGTAAATTTAAATTCACACCACAAGTGATAGATGATGCCATTAGGAACACTCGATTCCACGCAAAAATTTATTGTGGCGCAAATAAAAATTATGTGGAATGTTTGAGTGGTTCAGCAAATATTGCAACAGGCCCTACACATGAACAACTTACATTTAAAACTTATGATAGCTATGATGCCTTCTATGAAAGGTTCCTGAAAACTTTTGATACTCGTAAAGTTGCAGATGATGTATTTAATATTGTAGAAAATAACCCATTCCCTAAAAATCATGTTCTGTTCGATCAATCGGAAAATTATCATCATTCCGAACTTGAAAAGTCTGCACTCATTGAACTTATCAGAAATTAAGGATGAGTCAATGGCTTCGAAGTGGCAGCAAAGTGGCAGCATAGCTATGCACTATTAGACAAAATCAATCATTATTCGAAGTTTTAAGGCATTGATAAAAAAGTAACTTGTTGTTTTTATGAATTTTAGTTTGGGACTCATAATCGCTTGGTCGTTGGTTCAAACCCAACAGGGGCCACCAAATTTTAGCTTTAAAATCATATAATTAAGTCACTCGAAAGAGTGGCTTTTTTGTTTCTGAATTTTAAAATGGCACCACAAACCACTGAGCAACGCGCATGGCTTAGCGTGTTGTCGCTATCCCATTAAGAGGATAAAAAGTCCGTTATAACGCAGGGAAAATTTGCGCTTACGCTAAAACAGATAGCATTCTGCATTAGCAAAATATTGCTCAGAGCATCTCGGGCAGCCCATAACCGCCGCACTCCTGTTGACTTCTGTCTAACTACGCAACGTAGTCTTGAAATATCTTTCATTCCTGCAATGCTGGAATTCATACTACTCACGATAAATGTAACAACACAGTTCAATTTCCGAAAAATAACCATAGCCTGCGCCAGCTGATCGTAATCAACGCGTTCCTCCCCCCGCTCTTATATATAACCCGCTGACTTACAAAAAGGATGAAATGATGAAAATACGGGATATATCAATCAGTACCTGTCTGGCACTGTTATTAATGGGTTGCGTAGCTAAACCACCCATGACGACGGAAAATGAAAGAGGCCGCCGCGTTTGCTTTTAATGTCGATGCTTCGCAGGTGACAATTTCCGATGCGAGGCAGCAGGATGTGAAAACCAACTTTGTGGTCACCATCGGCAAAACCAGCCATCGCTGCTATGTGACGAAGGCCGCCGAGCCGAAGCTTTACGGGCTGATCCCGCTGGGCGGCGGTAGCACCGTCTCGGATGCCATCTGCGCAGGCGCCAACCCGACGCTAGCGAGCAAAACCTGCGACGCCCTGTCGCAAAAAGCGGGCCGCTGCTGAGCCTTTGCGCAGAAGAAGGCCGCTAACTGCGCATTTAGTCACTTTTTCTGCCGTTTTACCGCGGTCGCTTAGTTCAGCGACCGCACCTGCTGATAAGAATTGAGCCGTTCCCGCAGCGAGGTGAGCCAGACATCCGGCTCCTGACGGCAGATTTCGGTGAGGATCGGCGTCAGCACCAGCTCGGCTTCATGGAAGTCGGTCCACTCCGGCGGCTCCAGTGAAAAAGGATCGTTCATCAGCCAAATCACCATCGGCGTCCAGGCGCGCGGATCCAGTTGCAGATAATCCTGACAGCGCATCATATCTCGGGTCCGCGCCTCATCGGGGACGACATCCTTTCCCACCGCGGCGCTACTCATTGCCAGTACTGTTATTCCTGCCAT